CTATTAGGAACCAGTGAGCCTTCTGTCCCCATACACTACCGTCTCATCTCACGGAAACACTATAACCTAGTTACGTTTAGTTATACTGCTTGTAGGTTGCTTTTTCTCATTGCCTACATCCTTTTAATACTGATTGTCGTGTGTTTGTATCTTTGCCGCTATACATCTCCAGTTCTCGCACCGTGTTTAACGGATTGTCAAAGAGCCCGATTTTATATGCCTCGGTTGGGGCCGGTGTATAGTCCTATGTGTGCCTGTGATATGCCTTGATGTGAATTGTGTTTTAACTTGCGTTTTAACACACCTACTTATAAGGTCTTTAATGCCTCTTTAAGGATTTTCGAACCACCTACTCTGACGTTGATAATTCCATTGTAATAGTCGTCAGTTTCAAGTACTCGCCTTTCAAATTGCTCTCGGGCTTCTATGTAACTTGCTACTCCTCTACTAGGACAATAATACAATATTTCTCTTTTAAATTTCTCTTCGCCTAGCTCTGCAACGTCATTATTAAGATGATCACTACTACCCCAATAAGTACGCCAGTCACTTTCCTTGTAACCACGTCTTTTATTCTTTTTTCCTTTTAATGGGGGTTTTGTTGTTTTAAATTTTGCTAACTTTTTACCAACGTATTTTCTGTCATTTGTTAAATTTGTTATCAAGTAAACAAATGCTTCACAGTCTTCTGGTAGTTCTGTTATTAAGTCGTCTTTATAATACCAACTCATTATAAATCTTCAGTGCCTTGTTGGCCGTTCTTTTTCTTCAAAAAGTTATTTAAAACTTTTGTAAATGATATTCTTTCTTGTGGGCTCATAAGCCAAACTTCGCTATAGGAAACTTTACCTTCTGAATAAATTACTATTTCCATCAAGTTAGTTACTATTGCCTCTGACTCTTTTTTGAGCTTCTCTAGATATCCGAGTATCTCCTCGGGTTCGGCTCTCCCTAGGAAGCCGTGAAAAAATTTACAGGGTCAAACGTAACTCCTGCTTCAAATTCTTTTTCACATTTTTCACATTCAAACTGCATAGTTTTTTGTATTCCTATTTTGTTTATTTCTGTGACCGATGTTTCTATAGCATTTCCTATTTCTGCTTCACAATTATTTAAAAATTCATTAATATGATTTCTGTCTGTAATTACCTGTTCATCTTCGCCTTTACCAATAGTAATACTGTGTACTGCATTTACAATCAATGTGTAGTTCATGTCAGCCATTTTCGTAAAACTTTCATTAAAAACTTTTAGTCTGTCCATGTCATCTGGCAATTCTGCCATTACCTGTAAACTTCTGGTACTCTGGAAACTGGCAATTCCGGCTTCAATAGTATTTTCATATATAAACGGTTTAACTTTAATATTTAAACCTGAACCAGTTGGCACATCATATACGTCCTCCAGGTCTACCATGGTTTCAATTGCGCCTTCAACACTTGCTATGCCTGTTACTGTTTCCTCACAGTCAGGACAAACGGCACCAACTTCAATATCATCTCCGTTAGTTGCTCCTTGTATAGCAACTAGCAATACATCTACATCATTAGTAATCATTTTCCTTACATTTTTAACATTAGGAACACAACTTGTAATTAATTGAGAAACTGCTTCACCATTCAATAGTGCATCTGGATTTTTCATGATCATTTCATCTTTTGCAGTCATGGGAAAAACTGGCAGTTCTCCTGAGTCGGGATATTCTACAATATCATTTGTATAAAATTTACCACCTGTGGGTAACTTTACATACAGTTTAGGCGATCTAAAATAACCGCTTAATGGATTTGGTGTATTTGACATGTATTAAAACTCCTGTTAATTAATCTGATAAATATAAACATGTGATACTTATTCTTATGACTATTTATCACCATTAAAACTAGTGTTTAAAGGAAACTGAGTGGCAGGCGAAAAGAACATAACTTATGAAATGGGCGGAGACAGATTTTCTGCTCCGATGTGGGCCACTGAGTCTACATTACAGGCCTTACTCAAAGCAATGGGCGGTACTGCTGATAATACTGCGGAAGTTAAAAAAGTAGCAAGTGGATTAAGGAATTTTAATAACACCTTAAAAGACTCAACCAAACAGGGCAAAACAGATTCAAATGAACTGAAAAAGGCCATGGATGATGTCACTAATAGCATGGATAAGGTAAAAGTTAAATTAAGTGGTGAATCTATAGCCCAAAACATTATGGCGCCTTTTGCTTTTCTTATTGACAAAGGTTTTGGTTTAACAATATTAGGACTTGGTACAGCATTTACGGCCATTACTGGTAAAGTTATACAGTTAGGAAACAGTTTTAACAGATTAGCTCAGAGCGGTTTAGCACTTGATGGCCAAACAGCAATGAATATTTCCAGACTTAACGAAATGGGAATGTCTACGGCTGAGGCTACTGATTTTATGATTAATAATTCAGCAGTAATGAGAGTTATGGGTCAAAAGGTAGTACCGCAGTTAATGACAGAATTTCAAGACTTAACATCACAAGGTATTAATCTAGGTATGAGCCTGAGCGATCTTAATGAAATGTTTGGTGAAGAATTAAGTTTAAGACAAAACCTATTTAATGTGGGTGCTTTGACATTGTCACAACAACGACAAATGTCAACCAACATTGCTGAAACATCACAAATGCAATTAAAGTATTCAACTGCATTGGGTGTCAGTACAGATGCTATGAGAGACTTTACGAGGCAGGTGTTAGAAAATAACCAAATGCTAATGGCCTCAATGCTTACATTACCAGCACAAACAAGTGAACAATTGACTAAAGGCTTCCGACAGTTTATTTCAGTAATGAGAGGAATGGGTGGAGAAGTTGGCGGCGAAATTGCGGCGGCGGCTGTCGAGGCGGCCAGCATGGGAGCAGTTGGGTTCAGTGATGCGGCATTTGGATTTATCACGGTGTTGCCAGGATTGGCAGATAACTTCCAGGATGTTATACAAGGGTTTAATAGTGGTATGTTGGACGGTGAAGCGGTAGCACGATCCTTTACAAGAGAATTAGGTAATTTAGGCCAAGCAGAAAAAGACAGGGTATTCCTATTAGCCAGGGCAGGTGACGAACAAGCCAAAGCAATGGCTAAAGCAATTATACAATTTGAACAAGCAGAAAAGACTTTAAAAGAACAGGGAGTTGATTCAGAAAAACTAGCAGATGGTTTCAATGCCTTTAATGCCATTTTATCCAAAGTAAGAGGTGTCTTTAGTAGTGCCTTTAATCAGTTCATGCAAGGTTTTGGAGAAGGTGCAGGAAAAATAGATGAGTTTGCAGAAACAATAGCAAATAATTTCCTACCAGTAGTTCACAGTCTGTTTGGATTTAAACAAGGAGTAGGCGGCACAGCAGAAGGCATTAAAGAATTCGGCAGAACTGTTGCTAAAACACTAAAAGACAAGATTACCTCATTTGCCAAATGGATGTCAGAAACAATTACTTATTTACAAGGATACTTTGCAGGCTTTAAAGATATGTCATTCAAAGAAATTATGGGCAATATTTTTAGCAGGGCAGGAACGGCAATAGTTGAAAGCATAGGTACTGCTATCAAGGATAACTGGAAAACAGTATTAGCCGCGTGGGTGCTCATGATTGGTACTCTTGGCGCCGGCAAGGCTGGGATATCTTATCTAGGAACCAAACTGGCCGGCGGAACCGCCAGTACGTTAGGTGGTGGAGCAGGTAAAGGCATGGCTAAATTGGGTTCTGGTGCTGGTACAGGTATGCAAGGCCTAGCCAGAGGTACCAAAGCCTTAGGTGCTATACCGGTTCCAATTATACTAAAAGCCGCACTTGCAATAGGAGTGTTAGGCGCCGCATTAATACCATTGTCATATGCTTTATCACTACTAGCACCACTAATAGAATCCATGGGTAAGGCAATAGGAAGTGTTTTAACAGGATTAGCACCTACTATAAAAGCCTTTGGTACAGTTATAGAATCTATGGGTAAAGCAATAGCATCAGTATTTGATTCCATAGGCGGTGTTATAGAATCTGTTGGAACTTCCATAGCAAGTGTTATGGATTCCATTACAAGGATGAAAGTTGGAAAAATTAATGCAGAGGCTGATGCCATGGTTAAGACCACAGAGGCTTCAGTTAATGCTATAGAAAGATTACAACATTTAGATCCATCAAAAGTTATGGGACTTGCAATGGGTGTAGACGCTTTGGGTTCATCTCTAGGTAATTTTGCAGATAACATGAATCCTAGTTTGTTAGATTCTTTAAAAGGAGGAATGGCCGCTTTATTTGGACAAGACTCACCAGTAGAGCAAGTATTAGCACTATCTCAAAATGCAGATCCTGTAAAAATTATGGATCTTGCAAAAGCCACAATGGCCACAACTGCCGCAAATTCAGGCGCCACATCATTAGATCCTAGTTTAAGCTCAGGTGGCACAACTACTATAACTAATAATGATGGAACCACAACTACTACAACAAATGTAGCACCAGCATCAAATGATGATTTACTTGAAGCTCTAGGTGTTATGTCTGCACAAAATGTAACTCAATCAGAAATAATGAGAAAAACAAATAAATTACTCACAGAAATCAGTGGTAAGACTTAACCTAGCCAGGTAAAAATAAATTAGTTGACAATAATCGATAAATAGTGTAATATAATACATTAAGGTTACATTTATGAGTTGGAGAAAATATTTTTCGAGTGTTGATAACAGTGGACTACCACTAAACGTCACTGGAAATAAAGCAAGTACAGACGGGCCAGGAGCCGCATCTAGCAGGTATGCTAGTTGGTTGCCTGAGGTTTATGCTGGTTCCCCAAACAGGCTTATGAGATATATGCAGTATGACCAAATGGATAGCGATTTGGAAATAAATGCCGCCTTAGATACTATTGCAGAGTTTGGTACACAAGAAGATGATCACACCAAACTACCATTAAGAGTTTATTATAAGGGAAGACCTAGTGATACTGAAGATAAGATTTTAACTAAAACTTTATCACAATGGTGTAACTTAAACGAAATACATAAAAGAGCATTTAGAATTTTCCGTAGCACAATTAAATACGGAGATCAATTTTTTGTTAGAGACCCACAAACATATAAACTTTATTGGACAGATCCTGCTAACATTGAAAAAGTTGTTGTAAACGAAAGTGCTGGTAAAAAGATTGAGACATATTTTGTTAAAAACTTAGCACCTAACTTTGGCGAGTTGTTAGCAACTAACCCAGCCGCATTACACAGCAAACCATACGGTTCAGGAAGTGGACAATATATTGGAGCACCTGCTAATAACCCTGGAGCATCAGGCAGTTACTTAACAGGCAGTATAGATGGTGTTAACCAAGGTGTGCCTGTTGATGCAGAACATGTTGTACATGTTAGTTTAACAGAAGGAATGGACCATGCATGGCCATTTGGCATTAGTATATTAGAACCAATTTTTAAAGTTTTCAAACAGAAAGAATTACTTGAAGACTCCATTATTATTTACAGGGTACACAGAGCACCAGAAAGACGTGTGTTTACTATAGACGTAGGTAATATGCCTCCACATAAAGCAAGGCAGTATTTGGAGCAAATAAAATACGAAGTACAACAAAAACGTGTACCTAACAAAAATAAAGACGGACAAAATGTTATAGATGCCGCCTACAATCCAATGAGTATGTTAGAGGATTACTTCTTTGCCGCAACTAGTGAAGGCAGAGGCAGTAAAGTTGACACATTACCAGGTGGTGAAAACTTGGGACAAATAGATGACTTAAGATACTTTAATAATAAACTGTTACGTGGCTTAAGAATTCCAGCAAGTTATTTGCCAACAGGTCCTGAAGATGGAAGTGCAACATATAATGATGGTAAAGTTGGTATTGCTTATATTCAGGAATACAGATTTGCAAGGTATGTGGAAAGACTACAAAAGCAAATACAAGAAGATTTAGACAGAGAGTTTAAACTGTTCCTCAAACACAGAGGAATAGAAATAGATAGCGGTGACTTTGACATTGTATTTAATGCACCTATGAACTTTAGCAGTTATAGGGACCTACAGTTAGATACTGAAAGAGCTAACTTATATAATACAGTAGCCGCAGTACCGTATCTTGCTAACCAGTTTAAAATGAAAAAATACCTTGGACTTACAGAGCAAGAGATTAAACAAAATGAGGAAATGTGGAGAGAAGAAAACAAATATGAAAAATTTGCAGACGATAAAACTCCAGCAGACCTCAGAAACATTGGTATAAGACCAGATCCCAATGCGGCAGTTGACCCTAACATGGAGTTAGCACCTGATCAGATACCATTAGAAGATCCTGCACTAGATCCGCTAAATACTGATGCAGGAGTTGTTCCACAAGGTGGCACACCACCTGGATCACCAGAGAGCCTATAATGAGACTAAACGAATTTTACAATCCTGAGTTTGATGAATTTCAAAAAGCAGACTCAGAAAAACGCAGAAAGCCTAAACTTACATTAGAGCAATTAAATAAATTGCGTAAAGTAAGAGCTATTAAACGTGCTGAAGACATTGAGCATAAGAAATTTGTCTCTGTAATGTATAATGCACCTACGGATGCTGGAGCAGGTGGCGGACTCATCTAATTTAAACGTCAAGTTAATAAACGACGGTTCCTCTTTAGAAAATAAATTAATACAATCCTTAAAGGACTATACTCCTGGTCTTGAAGTTATAATTGACTATTCCACAGAAAGCAATTACTACATAGATAAGCATGATAATATACTAATAAGGATACATGAAATACTAGACGAGCTTGAAATACCTGCAGAAAATGTTAGTTTATACACAGGTAGTCTTGTAATTGACAGGGCATACGAACGTTTTAAAGAGCTTTTCCAGAGCATAAAACCACTTAAAAATGTAGCATTTAAGGATTTTTGGCTTAAACAAACTGTAAAAGTCCATACAGATTACAGCCAGAACTATAACAGTAATCCAAAACCAAAACATTTTTCTTGTTTAAATGGTGCTGAAAGAGACCATAGAATTTACACATTGGAATATCTTATTGAACACAACTTGTTTACTAGTGGTGTATGTACTTTTGTTTGGAAAGGTATAAGTGTAGATGGAAAACAAACAGTAAGAGGCATATTGTCTCATGGTCCTCAAGCAGAAGAGTTTTACAAAGTATTTGATGATACTTATTATGATTTTATTACTGAAACTAATACAGGATTAAATTATCCACACACATGGTGGCAAGATGTATTTTTTACAGAAAAAACATGGCGAAGTATATACTACAAAAGACCATTTATATTACAAGGCAATTATAAATCTTTACATTATTTAAAGCAGTTAGGATTCAAAACATTTGACGGTATTTTATTTGACGAGTCTTATGATAATGAACCAGACCATAAAACCAGAATTTTTAAAACACTTGATGAAAATAAAAGAGTAGTACAACAACTCTCATTGTCAGATTTACATGAAATTATGATGTCACAAGAAATGGCTGATATATTGCAACATAATTACGAAATGATAAATAACATGGCAAAACAGGACATAATCACAGTTTCCACACTGAAAAACACAGAATAGGCTCATTTGAGCCCATTTCAGCATAAAAACACAATATAACACTAAGTATATTACAGGCACATCTGAAACTTAACTTTCTGTGTGCGAAAATTAATAGAAATTGGAGACCACAATGTCAGAATCAAGAACACAATTAGAAGAAATTCTAGAACTGTTACTTGCAGAAGAAAACGAAAAAGCGGAAGAAATGCTTCATGAGTATGTTGTTGCAAAAGCAAGAGCAGAGTATGAAAAAGTTCTAGACGAAGACGTTTCTGAAGAAGAAGCAGTTGAAGAAGCAGAAGAATCAGAAGAAGAAGCAGTTGAAGAATCAGAGGAATCTGAAGAAGAGGCTGTTGAAGAAGCAGAATATTCAGAGGAAGAAGCAGTTGAAGAAGAAATCAGCGATGTAGACCCTGCTGGAGACTTTGCACAAGAAATCCTTCAAGACGAAGAAGAAGTAGAAGGCGACGAAGAAATGGAAGCAGAAATGGATTCAGAAGAAAACGTTGACCTCGAAGACGAAGTTGAAGAGATTAAAGACGAGTTAGAAGACCTTAAAGCAGAATTTGAAAAATTACTTGCTGACGAAGAAGAAGGTGACGAGCCTAAAGATGAAGATGAAGCAGAAATGGACATGGAAGACGAACTTGATTTAGAGTCTGTTGAATATGACCTAGATGAAGAAGTTGCAGAAGAAGATGAAGTTGTTGAAGAAGCAACTAAGTTATCTGACAATGTAGCGGCTCCAAGTGCTCCAGCAGACGACAACAAAGATGCACCACTTCCAAGTGGCGGATCAAAAGTTGAAAAATCTGGATCACCTGTTAAATCTAAAGATGGCGGCGAAGGCAACCACGGAGATTCAGCAAAAGATCACACACCATCAGACAACATTAAAGTTGAACCTAAAAAAGTTTAATTACTTTTTAACTGATAGGAAATAGTAAATGGCTAATAAGTTATACGAATATTTAAGTCCGGAAATATCCAAAGTTGAGATTATGGAATCCAAGGATGGAAAGGACTTATTTATGGCTGGGTTATTCATCCAAGGCGATGTAAAAAATCAAAATGGAAGAATTTATCCCAAAGACGAGATAGCAAAGGCATGTGCTAGTGTAAAAGAACGCCTTGGAAAAGGCGAAACTGTGATGGGTGAGTTAGATCATCCTGAAGAGTTGCAAATAAATTTAGACCGAGTAAGTCATATCATTACAGATTTATATTGTGATGATGCGAACGGTTTAGGCAAACTTAAAATTATAGAAACACCGATGGGTAATATTGCAAGAGCATTATTAAAGGCGGGAGCAAAACTTGGTGTTAGTAGCCGAGGTTCAGGAAACGTAAACGATAGTGGACGTGTTTCAGACTTCGACATAGTAACAGTAGACATTGTGGCACAACCAAGTGCCCCAGACGCCTATCCAAAGACTATATATGAGAGTTTATTTAACATGCAGGGCGGTGCACAGATGTTTGATACCGCTTCAGCATTAACACACGATAAAAGTGCAGAAAAACACTTGATGAAAGCAATCACTGGTTTCATCAAAGATTTAAAAATATAAGTAGGAGACTACTATGGCAGTGAATTTTACAGAACTACTTGAGAATGCAGAGTTAACGGAAGACGTTAAATCAGCTCTTCAAGAAGCATGGGAAGGTAAGATTTCAGAAGCAAGAGAAGAGCTTACAGCGGAACTTAGAGAAGAGTTTGCACAGCGATATGATCATGACAAAAGTCAGATTGTAGAAGCAGTTGACAATTTTATTTCTGAAAAAGTTGAAGCAGAAATTTCTCAAATTGCAGAAGAAAAACAAGCCCTTGCAAACGACAGGGTAAAATACACGAAGGCAATTGGTGAACATGCTAAAGTTTTAGACAGATTTGTAACTGAAATGGTTGCTAAAGAAGTTAAAGAACTAAGAGCAGATAGAACCAGAACAAGTGAGCATGTAGCAAAATTAGATAATTTTGTAACTGAGCAGTTGGCTGGTGAACTATCCGAATTCCACGAAGACAAAAAAGGACTTGTGGAACAGAAAGTCAAAATGGTTAAAGAAGGCAAGAAGCAACTAGCAGAAGCCAAAATTGATTTCATTAAGAAAGCGGCAAACAAGGTCGAAGGCGTTGTTAATTCCGTAATTACTAATGAAGTTAAATCTTTCCGTGATGACATTACTAATGCACGTGAAAACGACTTTGGTCGTAGAATTTTTGAAGCATTTGCGAACGAATATGGTACTAGTTACTTAAACGAAGCAAAAGAGATCAAGAAAATACAAAAACAAATTACTGAAATGGAAACAAAACTTAACGAATCAACGCAAGTAATTGCTGAGAGAGAAGAAGCAACTAAATTAGTTGAGTCTAAGTTAAGGATTGCAGAAGACAAAATGAACCGTAAGGATACATTAAACAGTCTAATGGCACCACTAGGTAAAGAGAAGAAAGAATTGATGTCAGATTTACTTGAAAGTGTAAAAACAGACAAACTGGAAGAGTCCTTTAATAAGTACTTACCTTCAGTATTGGATGGAGATGCACCGAGAGTTAAGAAGACATTGTCAGAATCCGTTGTCAGTGAGCACACTGGCGATAAGGCAGTTGTTATAACAGCAGATGCCGATGACAAAGCGGATGATATAGTAGAAATTGATATGATCCGCAAATTGGCCGGACTTTCAAAATAATAGGAGTTAAAAAAATGGCAAACTTATTTGAAAGCAACTGGTCTGCAACTAAAGACGCTTTACTAGAAGGGTTATCTGGAAACAGAAAATCTAGTCTAGATGTTGTCCTCGAAAATACAAAAAGACATTTGTCAGAGGCCGCAACAGCAGGTGCCACAGGTGCAGGTTCAGTAGCGACATTAAACAAGGTTATGTTACCACTAATTAGAAGGGTTATGCCTTCTGTTATTGCTAACGAACTAGTAGGTGTTCAACCTATGACTGGTCCAGTAGGGCAAATCCACACACTAAGAGTC